GTCTTTACTCTCTCCCTGACCCTCGGGATCGGTTTATTCGGGGATTAAATTATTTAAGGAGTTAACATGGATAACACACTTAAAGAACTACATCAAATTGAGTTAGATGCTCTTTCTTCTGGTTTAACTATTGAGGAAATTGAAACAAAACAATATGAATATGTAGTCAACAAAATTAATGAAATTTCTAACGAAGTAGGACACGAAGATTTAAAACTTGGTGGAATTAAAGAAGTTGGAGATTTAGCTGGTAAGACAATTAATGCTGGAAAACATCTTTTCAATACATATAATGATGTTATGATGAAAGGTGGTGTAATTACAGCTGAAGGTCGAGAAGCAGTGATTAAAGGTCTTGGAAATGTTCGAGATGTATTTACTGTACCGACTGATGTCAACAAACCAGGTCCTCCTCCTCCAGGTGGTGGTGGTGGAAATTCTATTTATGATACACCGCATGGTGGTCGACCACTTAATGTGCAAGCTGCTGGAGCAAATCCAATTGAGGTTAAGTTTAACACTGACATTAAACCTCGAACTTACGGTGATATTCAATTATCAGATGATAATGCGACTAAGAAATATCCGCTTATCGTCTCTCGTCAACAATTAAATACTAAGTACTTACGAACTAATTCTTATATTGAGAAATTTGTATATTCGTTGGTTCAGAAATTAAATAATGTTGCACAATTGCGAGTTAATTTTGCTACTTCTTTTGAGTACGATGAAATGATCACATATTTTACTAAAGTTTGTGACTCTGTAAACGCCTTTTATGGTATTTACTCAATTATTCAATTTACTCAAGATTATAATAATCGTAATGATGCTATGGAGCATTTACGTATGTATATTTCTGCTGAAGATTTAAATTTATTAGATACATTTACACGACAGGTTCGACAAACGCCGATGCCTCCTCGATTAGCTCAAATGTTCTATATGCTAAATGCTAATTATCGTTATACCGATATGCCAAAAGCACCAATTATTAAATTTACATCAGCAGATCTTGATGAAAATGGAAAATTGAAATTTGATTTAAGTGCTCATATTGGACGATTAAATGAAATTCGCAGTACTACAAATAAATTAATTCGAACTATTCCTAATTGGTATGGTTATGATTTACCAATGTATGGTCCTGAAACTTATCACAGTCGTAATTTCAATACCATTTGGGTTAATTCAGGACATGTAGCTCGAAAAGATGATAGTTCAAATTGGGGTTATTTCCCTTTATTTGATAACACTGAAGCTTATTATCTAACTAAAGATCATTATTACTTAAGTAATACAAATGAATTAGACGGGTTAACAACTTGTTTCTTTAGTGTTTACGATAAAACTTTTTCAGAGTCATCAACGACTTATAATGGTAGTCATTATATTACTGGATTGTTCCGACCTGCTCCATTTACTAAATTAAATAATAACCGTGCTGGTTATGACACTACTGGTGATAGCAATTTTGTTGCATTAAGTGAAACAAATGATTCATTATTCACTTATGAATATGCACCTATTGCAAAGAAAGGTCAATGGGGAGATTTCGGTGTTGATAAAGAACAAATTCATGGACTAAGTATTACATCACTTCGAGAAAACACGAAAGAGATGTTTGAATGGTTATTTGATATTGGTTCTATTCCAGGTCGAGATACAAAATCTACAAATAAAACTGATTCTACTTCAAAGCGTAAACGTCCACGTAAGCGTAACAAAACTAAAAGTAAATCAATTTTAAAGGAATAGTTATTTTAATAGGAGTATTAATATATGGGACGATCATCATTAACGAATTCTAAGCTTGACCTTGATTTAGAGAAGTACGATTTAGACGACTTAGCTTTAGAAAAGCTCAACCTTAATAATCAAAGAATCATTAAAGGTACTGAAGACATTATTACAACCCCGTTAGTTAAGAATAGTAGTGTTGAAGAAGTCATTTCAGGTTGGAATAAAGTATTCCATGAAAATAATGATTTAATGAATGATTTTCTTAAAGAAATTGAAAGTAAACAGAAGGATAAAATTAGTGCTCGATCACAAGCTAAACCTTGGTCAGACAATAAAGATAGTTTATATGACTATTTTAATCGAGACAAACCTTCTTATACTTACAAACCAGTTTTTAAAAGTGATAATGTTTTACGACCAATATCAATTTCAAAAGCTGTAGATTTTCTTAAGAATAGTACATCTGCTGGATTACCATCGATGCTTAAAACTGGTGATATTAAAGATAAATTAGTAAATGAATCTTATTTAAAGAGTTTACTATCAGTAGATTATCCTTGTGTTCTGTTCACCCGAACTCAGGAGAGCTGGAAAACTCGTTACGTTTGGGGTTATCCTAAGTCGAACGCTCTAAATGAAATGAAGTATTATAAACCTCTTCAAGCGGTACAAAAGAAAATGCGCTGGCGTTCAGCATTAGTTGGACCAGAAGCAACAGATGAAGCTATGACACGAATGATTAACTTCGCCGTTCATAATAATCTCTTATTATTAAGTGTCGACTTCACAGCTTATGATTCATCGGTAAGCGAATTACAGATTAATAATGCTTTTGATTACATTAAGTCCTTATTCCAGTCTAAATATCATAGTGAAATTGATAAAATTTCAGATTATTTCAAAACTTGTGGTATTATTAGTCCAGATGGTGTGATTGAAGGTTTACATGGTATTCCAAGTGGATCTGTATTTACAAACGAGGTTGGATCTATCGTACAACATCAAATCTATGATGATACAGACTTAGTGTACATGGATTACATTCAATGTCAAGGAGATGATGGAGTATTTCCTATTGATGAAAATTTTGTAGATGAGTTATTTAACTCTCTATCAAAATACGATAAGATTGCCAAGTTAGAGAAAAGTCATGTAGATAAACACGGGACTGTTTTCCTACAAAATGTCTATCATATTGACTACATGAAAGACGGACTAATTGGTGGAATTTATCCGACATATCGTGCGCTTTGTCGTTTAATCTACCAAGAGCGATGGTCAGACTTTGAGAAATATGGTATTGATGGAAGTGATTATTATTCTATTCGAACAATTCAACTTCTAGAAAATTGTAAGTTTCATCCATTATTCGAAGAGTTTGTTAAATATATCTATTCATTAGATAAATATAAGCTAGCGTACTCAGACGAAGGTTTGTCAAAAATGATTCGAATGATTTCTGATAAACAAGGAAAGTCTGGAATTGTTGATAATCAGTACGGGGATAACTTAAAGGGTATTGCAAATTTTGCAACCACAAAAGTTCTTTTACGATTAAACAATTAGCGCATTTCCGCTAGTTTTCT